ACTAGAGTTATTGTCTACATTAACTAAGTTATATTTCGTAATTAGATTTACATCTTTTCGTCTTTCGGTCGCTGAAATAAATCTTTTTTGTATTCCTTTTGATGTTAAAACTCTATGTTTTTCATATAAGTTTTTATCAAAAAATTCTATTTCGATAAGTTTATTTATAATTTGATTTACTAGTTCTTCATCTTCTAATGTTTGTTCTGAAATTATAAAAGCAACATCATCATTTAGTAGTATGTAATATCCTTTATCACCATAAATCATACCTAGTAAGGCTACTACTACCCCTATTGATTTACTTCCGAAAGACCTTATTAATCTTCTAACTTTAATATCACTCATAAAGTCAGCATTTAAAGGGTAATAGTCTAACCCCTCTTTAACAGGTCTTGCCATTTCTACCCCCTCCCTCTAAAGGTGTTGTGCAGTATATAAATTTCATCCGCATAATAGCCAACATCTTCATCATTAAAACCTTTTCGATAACCATTGGCCACCTGCCATTTCAACTTATTTACTGCTAGTAATAATGCTTTGTCATAACTCATATATACACCCCTTTATAAATAAATTTCTAAGCCTTTCTTTGCTATATTAACCGGATGGCCTATAGCTTTTTCAACCTCACTTTTAAATAATTCTGCATCTGAATTAGCATTTGATAAATGTACTAATGTTAAAGTTTTTAGCCTGCTTAAATCACTAGCTTTTAAAAAATCTATACAATTCTGTAACTCAAAATGAGATTGAACAACCCTATTCCTTAAAAACATCTTATCTTCTAATGTTCTATCAATTATTTCTTTTGAGTAGTTACATTCAACTAAGATGTGATTAACATTTTTAAATCGATACTTAACATAGTAAGTATCAGTTATATATAAAATTGTCTCGCCTGTTGGTACGTGTTTTATTAGAAAACCTATATTTTCTACATCATGTTCTAACTCAAAGGCTAGTATATTAAAATTCCCTACTAAATACCGGCTATTTACCTTTACAACCTTACATCTATGATTTAGTACGTCTTTATGTTCAAATACGCTTGTGAGGGCATATACGTTGATTCCATTTTCAACCAATTCTTTAACCCCTTTGGAGTGGTCTAGAGATGCTGGTGCGTTATTAATGCACCAGCAACACTCCCTATGTTATAATTAATTCCTTTTAATATATCTTTGTATTTAAAGCCAGCATCCAAAATTAAAATGTCATCTTCTATATTTACTATGTAGCAGTTTCCTGAACTGCCACTTCCCAATACTTTAATTGTGTTCATTGCAAAACTCCCATTTATATCCACCTGCTTGATGTCTTATCTTTCCAGGTTTATATTCCTCTTTACTTGCTACTTGCTGTATATTTCTTAAACATACTCCTGTTGCTTCGCTTGCATATCGTGCATTTTGATAAACGGCGATAACGTCTCCTTTTAGATTTTTCTGAACTATCATTTTTCCTTTATGTATTTTTTTTAATCCTCTAAGAATACTTGGTTTATTGTGTATCGCATGCAAAATATTTTCTCTTGTTGTCACCCACTCTAAATTTTTATAATTATTGTTTTGTTTATTCATATCTTTGTGGTTTACCACATTAAGATTATTAGGATTTTCTAAAAAATGTTCCGCTACCAATCTATGTATACGATGTGTTTTTAGCTTTCCGTTTTTCGACAATCCAACACTTAAATACCAACCAGTTTTATCACTAGAACTAAGAATTCTATGTTTGTAACAACTATACACTCTCCCGTAATTACTTATCTTATAAAGTCCCTCATAACCACATACATCTTTCCATTTTTCCATATATTCTCCTTTTATCTTATTCATGGCTAAAATGGTACAATTGGATCTTCCACTTCTTCGAATCCATCAAACATCATTTGTCCGTCTGCAGGTTTTTCTTGTGCTGGCTTTTCTTCTTTGTTAGCAGTTGTTTTGTTTTCTTCCGGAGTTTCTTCTACTTCTTCAAAATCGGCATCTATAACCTCGCTATTAGCATTGTTGCTTATTTCTTCTTCTACAGCGTTATCTACATAATCCGGAGAGTTTTCATCATGCAATACTGACTGGTCTTTTATTATTGCTTCCTGCATTTTTACTGATAATGGGCCATATTTACTAATTAGCAGTTTTAAAACTGTCTTAAGTGCCATTGACTCAAAATCAACCGACCATCTACTAGTCTTTTTATTTTCCTTTAAATCATAAGCATAACTTGAAGAGTATTTCCTAGCATGGTCATCAACCTGCTTTTTAGTCATATATAAGACCTTTTCAAAACCATTTGTTAGTCTGAAATAGGCAGCATAGCCAATAACATTTTCATCCGTATACTCAATATCGCTTGTGTTTTCTGTGAATATTACCTCGCCTGTCAACCTGTTCTGTCTTTCTATCTCACCTTTGTATACTGGTATGGCATTTATTGTCTTGTATTGCCCTGACCTTAATGCAAGCTGTATATAGCCCTTATATCCCATTTGGAATTGTGCTTCTTTCTTTTTAACCCACTTACCATTGATTTTTTTATTGTTGTTATATGGCACTATGTAGGCAAAGCCTAAGTTTTGGTCTATTGGCAAGTCTAATGTTGCAGCAACGATTGAACTTGCTATAACTGTGTTTGGATCAGCATCCTTAAGGCTAGGAATATTTGAAATATTTATTATAGATGTTGAAAATGCTTCCGCCCTATCATTTAATAACTCCTGTATTCTTCTTTTGTAGCTGTCTTTTTTTAATAGAGTTTTTACGCTTTCTATCGCAGTTTCATTTTTATTTACTTTCTGTACCTGATTACTCATTGAATGTACCCCCTGAAATTTGTAATTCTTCTACATTGTCTGCCCTTAAATTGATAACCTGTGTATCAACATTTTCTAGCAGTATAATTGACTCCCTATTATCTATAAATATAGGTAGCTTTATTTTATGGTGCTTGCTAACTGTATTTATAATCGCTAATCCTGAATTAATCTTTTTAGCTGTGTTAAGGTCATTAAATGGAACACCATCTACCATTACCTGACAACACTCGTTTATTCCGCCATTAACCTGCGTTTCAAATAACTTAAAATCTACCCCATTGAAATGCTTGTTAATATTGCCCTCTAGGATATCAACCTTAGATTTAATAAATAGCTCGCATAACTCAATATCCCTTTCTATGCAGGCCAACTCTTTAACTAGGCCTTTTTCTTTTTCTTCAAGATCTGTTATTCTAGTTTTTATTTCATCATCAACCTTTGATTTACCAAGGTTTTCCAGCATAACCTCTAATTCTTTCTTATGTTCGCTAATTAAAGCCTTATACTTTTCCTTTTCCTCGTTGTTGCTGTTGTTCTTGGCTTTTTCTATTTCTTCATCAATAGCCTTTATGTTTTCTTCTAAGTTTTTAAGCTGTTCTAGTTCTTCACTAGTGTATATTGGCTTATCATCAAACTGATCTAGTTCATTCTGTAATTTCATAACGGCCATGCTAACCTTATTAACCTTTTTAAATTGTTCTGTTTTTAGGTCAATAACATCTTTTAGTACTGACTCACTATCTTCTATCTTCTTGGCTGTTTCTTTGCCCTTAGTAGTGATACTTTCCAACTTCTTGGCCCTATCACTATTGAATAACTCTAAGTATTTTTCTTTTTCTACCTCAAAATCTTCTAAAGGCTTGCCACAATAAGGGCAATTTTCCTTGATAGTGGATAAATCAGCCTTTGACTTATAAACTTCGCTATATTCATCAGCATACTTATCCTTGGCTATCTTTAAGGCTTTTAATTCATTTTCTAATGCCTTTTGTTTAGCCTCGTACTCATTCATAATGTCCCTTAATTCTCTTTCCTGGGCCTTACTTGTACTAATCTTTTCTCTTAGTTCATTCTTAACCTTGAAAGCCCTATCACTGGCAACTGATCTGATGTATCTTAATTTCGTATCTTCTACAGTACGCTTATCATGTAAAGCATTAATCTCATCAACATTGTTCTTAATCCCTGACGCTTTTTGTTCTAAAGATTCTATTTTGGCATTTTTAAGCCTAATTGCATCTTTTAGGTCATCCACGCTAACATTAGATAACATCCTTTGCTGTTCCGTTATCCTGATAGGTATTTCTTTCTTTTGGTCTGCAAGCTTCTTCATAGTAGCCTTTTTGCTTTTTAACAGGTTATCAACTCCCTTGTTAATAACTTCATCTTTTATAGGCTCTAACTCCGGCTTATAGGCTATAACATCTTCAATATCGACTTCCCCTGCTATGGACATTACTATATCTCTAGCATCCTTCCACTTTATTTGTGTACTAAAGTACAATGGATTAGTTAATAGCTTAAATAAATCCTCACTAGTGAATTTATCTTCTATTAACTTTTTGTAGTCATTCTTCTTGTAAGGTACATCATCAACCTCGTATAAGGTTTCATTGCCTGTAAATGTTTCTTCTGATGTACCTCTCTTTGTTGTCCATTTTTCCTTGTATGTTTTCTTTAGTATTAGCAGGACCCCATCAATTTCAAACTCACCACAAACCTCTACATCAACCCTTATAGGCATGTTATTCTTGTCTAGTGGCTTAATGCTAAAGTCTGTTCTATTGTCGCTATCCTTGTCAAACAACAGCCATGTAAATGCGTCAAATACTGTTGTTTTACCACTAGCATTATCACCAGTGATATAAGTTTCCTTGCCCTCAAAACTAATATCTAGGCTTTTAATTCCCTTGAAATTATTAATTTTGAGCCTTTTTAACGTGATTTCTTTCATTTCCTATTCTCCTTTTTGAAAATATATGTTATAATTATTACAACCTTATTTGAAAGCTCGTAAGAGCGTTATAATTATTTATACGCTTGGTTTAGTGATGTTCCCCTTGCGTATGCTGTACGGAATTTAGTTTAACTAGATTCCGTATTTTTTTATTATTTTTTTTAATTCAACCAATTTGGCTACAGTTAAATAGCCTTGAAATCTATTGTTTTTCCTAGACCATTTAATCTTAATGGCCCTCAATTCTTTGACTATTTCCTGATTGTTCTTTACTATGTTTTTCTTATCATATAGATATAGTAGGTTATGTTCTATGTCTATCTCTGTAATGGTTCCATTGTTAAGATGTATCTTCTTAGCCTGCGACCAAACGAATTTTAAATCGTTTATCCTTTTTTCGGCCCTGTATATCCTACTTCTTAAGTTTTCTATTTCCTGTTGGCTGTATGGCTTGTCCCTGCCATCCTGCCTAGCCCTTTTATTAGTTAAGGACTTGAATACTATTTCATCATTCAAGTACTTTATATAGGCCTCTAGCTTGTCTACAGCATAAATATCTGAATACTTGGTATCTCCAACCTCGGAAATACCTGTCCTTATTTGTGTTAATAAGGTATTTAATTCCTGTTTATCTATAGACGCTTGCGAAACTTCCATCAGGCAATACCACCTTTCTGATAGTTTTATCGAAATTATGCTTTTCTCCGACTCTTAGCGTGTCTGCCCTGCCTTTCTTATTAATAAATGGCAGGTCCCAAGGTAGCGGATCATATTCCGTATCTAAGCTATGAATTTCTTCTAACTTAGTAAACTCATTAACCTCTGCCCTCTGTATCCTATATTCAAGTTCTTCTCTTCTCATTTTTTATCTCCCTTATTTAATTAAAAACATTCATTTGCTTTTAGACTGTAATAACCCATATCACTAACTATCACATGGTCTAACACTTCTATTCCAAGCAAATCACCTGCACTAACTAAAGCCTTCGTTAGTATTATATCTGCCCCAGATGGTGTTGTATCTCCGCTTGGATGATTATGTGAAAATATAACACTTGTAGCATTAACCATTAAGGCACGTTTATATACCTCTTTGGATTTTACTGTCGCACCATTAGTGCCACCTTGTGAAATAAGAAATATTCCACAAACATTACCTTTACTATCAAGGCATATAGTCCAAAATTGCTCTATATCCTTTTCAACTACTTTTAATGCTTTCATCAGTTCAAATACATCATCTGATTTAGTGATTTTCGTTGCCTCATATTCTATTGCTTGTTCTTTTACTAACTCTAAAAAAGTCCCCTTATTTGTCCTTACTTGTTTCGTGCTGTAATAATACATTTTTAAACCCCTTATTTAAAATATTTCTGCCCTTATTCTCTGTATTTCTTCAAGGTTGATAGTTCCACCAAAAAAGCTTAAGTTTGGCCTTGTTCTTTCAACCTCACTACATAGGGTCTCTAAATCACTAATTCCAAAATTAGCCCTCAAATCTTCCCATGCTCGATTTTCTCTTTCAATTTCTTCTTTCGTCTTGCGTTTCATATCTTAACCCCTTTCACCTCTACAGTATTTAACTGTGAAGCAGGCCTTTTGCAATTCGGCAATTTGTTCTAAAATGAAACTCCAGTTATTTAGTTCGTTTTCGTCTATTTTGTTATCATAGGCGATTCTTAATATGGTGTTTCTATTTTCGTCTATGTCATCCATGTTTTTTAGTAACATAATGACGGCCTGACTTAGTGACCTAACCTCTACATCCGGTAACTCCCTTGCTGTAGCCTTTAACCTTAAATGCTTATAGCAAAGTATTGGATGTTGGTATAGTTCCGACATAGCGAATACTATATCATCAGGTACTTTTCTTCGGCCTTGTTCATACGAGGCTATCGTTTCGGTAGCTATATTTAAGTATTCGGCCGCCCTTTCTTGTGTTAGCCCTGATACTTCCCTTGCCACCTGGTAAATAGATTTTTCTTTCATGATGTTCTCCTATTATTATTAGAAAATAAATTTTCAATGTTATATATTCCTTGTGCTATAATTAATCTAAGGTATTGCCGTACCTAATAATTTATAGAAAGGAGTGTTATTATGTATGCTTCTAACGAAAAGATAGCACACGACTTAGCTGTTGCAATCGTTGCTCAAAAATGCATCAATTCTAATCCAACAGAAATAGCATATGAGTATAATGACTGCTACAATGATTTACTAGATTCTCTTAAAGATTTAAAATTAGACTATCTAGAAAATCAGGACATTATTCATCCGTAAAAGGATAAAAACCTCTCCAGTTATGTTCTAACGACTGTTGAATAATTTTAATTTGGACCTCTTCATCACTAGATAATTTATTTAGTTTTCTGAGGTTCATTTTTCTTCTTTGTTCTCCTATTACTTTCATTTTTCTACAATGCTCTTCAAAAAGTTGTTCTTTTTTATTTATATGTTTTTTATTCATATCATTTCTCCTTATTTCTTTCAAGTTCCTTGATTCTTTTATCAAGGTTCTTTTGTTCTAACTCTAATTTATTTAAGTCTCGTTTCAACTCCGAAATACTAGCCAACAACCTAGTTCCAAATATTGAAACTATCGATATAATTACTAATAAACAAATTTCTGATGTTGTGTATGCCAATATTATCAGCCTCCTTTTAATTACGCTTGTCTTATGTCATTAAAAGGCTGTTTAAAACTTTTTGCCCCGTACGAACATAATACAAAGCTCCAATATATTCAGATGTTGTGTCTTGGCTTATTTGTTCGTCACACATCTGACCAAACCAAGTTTCAGCATCATCACAGTATGGATTATCATAAAACCCTTTTACTTCTTCCCATGCTTCATCCTGGATTTTCTTTATAAAGTTTCCAAGTTCATTACTTACCTTTTTAGCTTCTTTAAATACTCTTGCAAATTTCATGTGATGTTCTCCCTTCGGTGTACGAATTGTTTTTATAAACTCGTACTAATTACTACTTTAAAAATATACTTTTATGTTTTATAATTGTA